CTAACTAAGAAGATCAGCTCAATGACAACAGCAGAGCTAACAGCTTTTGTAAGCGTTGTATTGGCAGATTATTATAACAATAATAACAAGACGCAAGCGCCTAATTTATTCATAGTACCTACTGACGATTTCTTAGGTTTAACAGCACCTGCGAGCGATTATCAACCACAATACAGCAGATTACAACTATTAGAGGACGCATTTAAATCAGCTGTAGCAAGGTTCGGAGTGAACGACTTTAAAATTTTACCTCTAGCATACCTAAACAAAACAGAGATGAATTCTTTTACAGGCGTTAATAAGTACAGATACGTTTTAACTAATAACAACCCAGACACTTATTATGCACCGATCCCTGTAGAGTTTACTATGACACAATTCGGAACTAGAGATAACTTTAACTTCGAGAACGTAGCATACGGACAGGTTGCAGGAACAGTAATTCTAAGACCTCAAGAGGTTCTATATTTTGATTTCGCATAAATAGGAGGCTTTTATGTTAATTCAAAATATAAGTAAAAGAAGCTTTATTCTGGCAATAAATAACGAACCTACTAAAGTCGAAGCAGGAACAATCATCGATGCAACGGACGACCTAGCGAAAGATTTACTAGAAAACTACAATGGGGAGTGGGTAAAAATTGAATTGCCGAAAACAGTAAATAGACAAACAGAAGAAAAAATAGTAGAATCTAAAAGCGATAAGAAGAAAAAATAGTTTTTCTATCCTTATCTTCTTTTGTTTTGAAGCCTCGATAATAAACACGTTGTCGGGGCTTTTTTTTTAATAGGGATAAATATGGGATATTCAAAAAACCTAGACGCTGACGATTTTAAAACATACTTTGATAAAGCGTTTACATACGCACCAGAAACCGATCCGAACAATACACAATACGTAAGAGATAAAGATATACTAAACGCATACTCACAAGCAGATTTATTATTTAACGAGGGGCTATTTGGAGACGACGACGAAAAAAAGCTAGCCTTTCTTTTTCTAACGGCGCACTATTTGTGCATGGATACACAGATGGACAACGCAGGATTAAACAGTACTGGGCAATTTAGCATGACTAGTAAGAGCGTAGGAAACGTATCTGCAAGCTATGCAATCCCCGAAGTCTATCAAAACGATCCTACGCTAAACTACTTATCGCAAACGCAATTCGGATGTAAATATTTGAGTATAATAATTCCAAGAGCTATCGGACGAGTAGCTATAGTAAGGGGGACAACTACGGATGAGTAACGGAATCTCGCTAAAATTTAAAGGGGAAATAAATAATATATTTAGACGCCTAAGCAAGACAGGATATATACAGGTCGGGATAATTGGTAAAAAGAAAACCAAAAAAAAAGAAGTAACAGTAGCATACTACGGAAGCATTCACGAATTCGGAGACCCTAAGCAAGGAATACCGATGCGAAGCTTCCTACGACATCCTATATTAGTTTTTTATCCTCGCTACATAAGAAAAAACATACTAGGAATAATTAAAAACATAGAAGCAGGAAAACAAGAGCAAGTATTACATAAACTAGGAACACAGGCACGAACAATCGTTCTAAACGCATTTAAAACTAGAGGCGTTTACGGAGAGTGGAAACCGAACTCACCTGCGACAATAGCAAAAAAGAAGTCGTCCGCACCGTTAATAGATATAGGAAATTTAAGGCAGTCTATAGACTATAAAATAAATTTAAGAAACATAAAGGAAAGATAAAATGAATAGACCTAACGTAGCAGATGTACTGCAAGGATGGATGCAAAAGCTAAACGCTAAAAAGATAACAGCGGAAATAATAAACGGAGACGCAGTAGAAGCAGAGACACCTGTAACATTTAACGGAATGGTTCAAGTGCAGAGTCCATATCAAATCAGCCTCCACCAAGAGGGAGAGCGAAGCTGGAACTGGACAGACATCTATTGCGACTACGCAGATTTCGACCTAGACGACGTCTTTATTTTAAACGGCAAAAACTACCGAGTGATGAAAAAAGACAACTGGGAAGAATTCGGATACGGCTACTATAAATACGAATGCGTGAGGGATTATGAGTAACGAAGACCAATTAGAATTAATACAGCAACTAAGAAACGGCATAAAAAACTATTTAGATTTAGACGACGACCACTGCTACATTTATAATAACAAGTGGAAAGAGATAAACGACAAAGGTCTATACGTAGTCGTCGGAATTGATAGTGAAGAGATACTAGCAAATAACTTAAAATACACACGAACAGAAAGTAGTCTACTTTCGCATTCAAGTGTAATAATAGAAACAAATTTTTTTATAGACTTCTTCTCCTACAATATAGAAGCTAGACGTCGTAGGTACGAGGTGCTAAGCTATTTATCAAGCGATGATTGCGAATTCTACCAAGAGCAAAGAGCGTACAGAGTATATAGAATTCCTACAGCATTTAGAGATTTATCTACGGAAGAGGGAAGTAAAATACTAAATCGCTTTAGAATAGATTTTAAGGTTCATCATAGTACACAATTCACTAAAGAATCGCCGTACTACGATAAACTGGGAGGCAAAAAAGTTTATTTTAATAATTAAAAGGAAAATAGAATGGCAGAGATAAATATAAATAACATTATTCAGATTTCGATATCTGCGCCAAGTATCGGAGCAAAGCAAGTGAATCTAAGTACGATCGCACTATTCACGGACGAACAAAGCGAAACCGTAGTGGATTACGCAGTATATAAATCTGCGACAGGCATTGCTAACGACTTCGGAGTGGATAGCAATATATACAAACAGGCAGTAGCTATTTTTTCACAAAGTCCAAGCATCCTAACTAATAACGGATACGTTGTAGCAATTCCTATGCTTCCTAGCGTTGTAATTGATGCGACAAGCGGATATGGAATAACACAAGATATAAATTTACAAAATTTCCGAGAAGTAACAAACGGCTCGATTAAAATAGGAGTAAACGGAGATCAAGAAGTAGCACTAACAGGTTTAAACTTCACACCTTGCAAGACTACCGAAGCAATAGCGGGCGTTTTTAACAGCGCAATCGCAAACACAGCAACAGCAGGAACAGCTACTACGGAAGCGATAGTAATTGAAGATCTAGCAGTAGTAACAGATGGATGTTTTACAATTGCTATTAACGGAGAAACTGCTACAGAAGTAACAGATCTAGACTTCTCAGAGGCAACTACACTGGATGACATAGCAAGCGTTATAAACGCTAATTTAAGCGGAGCTACATGCGCATCAAACGGAACAGTATTAGTTTTTAGAAGTAATACTAAAGGTGCAGACTCTAGCGTCGAGCTATCAGCAGGAAGCACAGGAACTAGCATCTATACAGAATTCGGAACGATAGCAGAGGTACAGGGAACATCAGCAATCGGATGCACCTGCGAAGTCTACAATTTAAACCAACTAAAATTTATAAGTACAGCAACTGGAGCAACATCTAGCGTTTTACTAAGCAGTGATACAACAGGTGAAGATCTAAGTATTCCTTCATATCTAGGAACTCTAGCATACATACAGGGGCAAGCTTCATATACAGGAAGAGAAAGACTAATAGACGCAATAATAAGAACAAGAGCGGAGCTATACTACCACTGCATCATCCCATGTTTGACACTAAGCGACGACGAAATCGAGACAGCAAGCGACTACGTACAAACAGAAACGATGATGATGGCAATTGCTAATAACGACTTGACCTGTTGCGACGACGGTAACCTATTTTCTAGGATTTGTAACAAGAGCAACCATAAAACAAGGTGCTTTGCTTATTTTGCAGACGATATACAAAAAGCTAGAAACATGGCAAGCGCATACATGGGACGAGGTCTATGCGTTAATTTCGAGGGAAGCGGGACAACGCTATCTATGCAATTAAAAGCACTAGCGACAATCGAACCCGATCCGAACGTTACGGAGACTTTATACCAAAAAGCCAAGAGAGTCGGTGCGGATTTATACTGTTCTATATACGGAGTTAATAGCGTAGTAAGTAACGGACAAAATGAATTCTTTGATAACGTATATAACGACAACTGGCTATACGTTGCGTTACAAGTAGCAGGATTTAATGCCTTACGCTACGCTAATACTAAAATTCCGCAAACTAATATAGGAATAGACGCATTAGTAACAGCATACAGACAAGTACTGGAACAAGGAGTAAGAAACGGAGCATTCTCAGCGGGAGAATGGACGCTAACCTTCCCATTTGGAGATCCCGAACTCTTCGCTCAAAACATTAGAAGCTTCGGTTACTATTTGTATCCAGAACCACTAGCAGAGCAAAGCCAACAGGCAAGAGACAGCAGAGAAGCACCATTAATCTCAATAGCAGTAAAGAGAGCAGGCGCAGTACATACATCGGCTGTAATAGTTTACATTAACAACTAGTTTTATAAAGGAGTAAAAAATGGCTAATAACTACACTGATACATTTGTCGGAGAGGATACGCTAATAATAAACAGCCGTGTACTTTCTAACTTTGGATACGGAACGGTTGTCGAGATTTCATGCCCGAACGCAATCGCTGGAGTTGATATAGGTAAGGGAGGAAACGCAGTATTCTCATTACAAGAGAACGGAAGACAAGCGGACGTTAAAGTAACGGTAATCAAGGGCTCGCCCGATGATATATTTTTAAACGCACTAAACGAAAGCTTTAAATCTAACTTTGAATCTAAAGTAGCAATTACTGGTTCTTTTATTTCAAAGGTTGGAGATGGTAAAGGAAAGGTACTAACTACAGCGTGGGATTTAAACGGCGGAATTCCTACGACACCACCTAGCGACAAATACGACGTAGGAGGAGACCGTACGCAAGTATTGATGGAATACCATTATACGTTCGCTAGAGGAACTAGAATTTTAAGTTAAAACGGATAAAAACAAGTGACCATTGTTTTTTAAAGGCAAGCGAAATAAACATAGGTTTATGCTTGCCTTTTTTTTTTATTTTATGTTATAACGAAAAAAACGAATTTTTAAAGGAGATAAGATGGATAAAGAGATAACATTAAAAAGCGGAAATAAGCTTAGCTTCCAATACGCAGAGTTTGAAACTGAGCAAGATTTATATACAATCATCTCGCAGGAATTAGAAGCTAAAAATATAAACATAAAAGACGGAAGCGACGGCGTTATGGTGTCAATAATAAAAGCACTAGGAGCAATAATGGGCTCAAAAGCAGTAACGGAGCAATTCTGGAAATGCGCTAATACTTGTCTATACAACGGAGAACGAATAACACCTGCAATCTTCCAAAACATAGAAGCTAGAAAAGATTTTATGGAGATTAAATACCACGTACTTTTTAACAACGTAGCCATTTTTTTTTCAAATCTCCTTTCAAAGTTAAAAAATATAGAAATCCCAGAGAACGAGGGACTACAAGCGATTATGCAATCCCTAGTGTCGAAATAGACAACTACGCAGAATTTATACTATACAAAGTAGCAGAAACAGGTTACTGTGGATCTGTAAACGAAGTACTAAAAACTAGAGGCGATAGAGTAATAAGAGCTTTACAGTTTGCAGGTTTTGTATCAGAATATCAAGCAGAGTTTTATAAACTAAATTTAAAAGACGAACAGTAAAATGGCATCGACAGTAATACAAGATTTTTTAATAGCGATCGGAATTGACGTCGATCAGACCAAGCTACAAAAGGTCATCGATAAATTCGGAGATTTTAAGGACACCCTGGCAACATTAGCAACTGGAACAGGGCTCGGATTAGTATTACAACAGATAAACAAAGTAACACAAAGCATTGTCGAAGCAACACAAGCAACAGCAGACTGGGCAACAGATCTCGACAGAACAGCACGTAAAAGCGGAATAAACGCAGACGTATTACAAAGACTAAGAATCCTAGAAAAAGAACGAAATCTAAGCGAGGGGACTACAGAATCAGCCCTCCAGAGCATCTATGAGAAACAAGTAAGAGCAAGGACTGGTCAAGGATACGACGAGGGCTTCTTAAGAGCGGGAGTCGGACTAGGAGGAAGTCCTACCGAAGTCCTACAAAGACTAATAGACATGACCAGAGGAAAGAGCGAGGCGTATAAACAATACATAGCGCAGATGACTGGAATCGACAGGGATCTATTTGAATTACAAGGCGCAGATATAAGCAAAATAGAATCGTTTAAATTAGTAAACGACGAAGACAAACAGAAACTAAAAGACATAAATAAAGAATTCGGAAAGCTAGGAACAGGGCTCGAGGCATTAAAACAAAAAGCAATAATAGCAATGCTTCCGTTAGTACAAAAGCTATTAGATATAGCTAATACGTATCTCGCAGACATACTAAAAAAGATAGACGAGATGCGCAAAGACGAAGAGCTAATGAAAAAAATAAACGCAATACTAACGAACGCAAAAACAATACTTGTAACTATAGGAGCGGTAGTAATACCAGTAATAATTAAATCGCTATTTATTGTAGGAAAATTCCTTTTAACAGGAATTCTCTCCCCACTTGGGCAAATACTAAAATTAGTATTCGCAATAGGGAAAGCAGGCGCAATAATGTCATGGTTTAGCATCTTCGGTAAAAGCAAAGACGTAATGAATCCGAAAAATATATCACTATTTGCAAAAGCGTTTAGAGGATTAGGATTAGTAATAAACGGAGTAGCTAAAGGATTTTTAAAACTAACAGCTTCCATACTAACAAGCCCGATAACTTGGTTAGTAGCAGGCGTATCAGCACTAGCAGTAATACTAGGAGATTTAATAAACGTAGCATTAGGAGGAGAAGCTACAATAACAAGATGGCTAGAAGACACTGTAGGTAAAAGATTTCCAAGTATAGGAAAAGGAATAAAATGGCTACGAGAAAATATAGAGGGATTTTTTGAGAGCGCTAAAGAGTTTTTTACAGGAATATACGAACTTTGCGGAGGGCTAAAAGATTTAGTACTACAAATACTAGGAATACTATGGGAAAAGTTTAAAAGCTATATAAGCGACTCGGTGGATTACATAGTACAAAAATACAACGCAGTGAAAGGAATTCTAAAGAAGCTAAATCCATTTAGCTCGGACGAAGAGAAAGAAGTAATGGACAAAAAGATCGCAGAGCTAGAAGCAAAAGCAAAAGCACAAAAAGCAATAGAAGACCAAAAGCGATTTAAAGACATACAGCCAATGGTTGCTCAACTAATGAATCCATCCGTTCAAACATACACAACACCACAAAGAACAACAGAACAGAATTTAACGATAAACAATACTAATAATTTTGAGTTTGATAACATGGATGACCCTGCACAAGTAGCAACGCAGATTAAAGAACAGATGTACGGAAGAGGACTAACGAGCGATATAAACAAGGCAAGTATTGTATTAGCTAACGGAGGACGATGAAATGGCACAAGACAATTCAGTATGGAACAGTATAAAAGAAGCTATTAACATCCCTCTGATGTCCGACGTCGGAAAAACAGTAACAGTAACCTCACAGTCCGCAGGGATTGGAGGATACGAGCTAACAATAAGAACAGACGAAAGTATTAAGCTAGAAAATTCAATAACAGACTACTACGCAGAGGACAACTCCAGTTTACAAGATAACATAGCGTTAAAACCGATCACGTTTACGATTAACGGAATCGTCGGAGAAAAATATATGGACGTAAAGGAAGCCACGACGTGGAGCGAAACCATTACGAACGCACTATCTCCAGTACTACAATTCCTACCGAACTGTACTTCTTTTGTTTTACAGAGCATAACAGTTGCGGAGGCAATAGCAGGCGCAATACGAAGCGGACTGCAAGAGACAAGTAATTTTATAAATTCGTTGATGGGCGCACCAAGTAACGCATCTCTAAGCAACCAAGAGCAAGCGTTCCTATTTTTTTATAGCGCATATAAATCTAGAGAACTGATGGAGGTTAGCCTACCATACGCAACGCTAAACAACTGCGCAATAACATCCGTCGAAATAACACAGCCCGCAAGCACTAGAATGCTGTCTAATATACAAATATCTTTTAAGCAGATGAACTTTGCGTCGACTAGAAGTGGAGTCGGTACAGGAACAACAGGAAGACGCAAAACACAAGCAGGATCAACACCTCCTACAAACCTTAGTAACGTGGGAGCGTCTAGCGGTAATAATACTAATATAGCTAATCTAGGAGCAAGGGCGATCGAATAATGAATAAACTACAAAACCTTACAGCGGAAACAAGACAGAATAAATCCTACGAATTCGACGGGAAAACAATAAATGTAATATTATACTATTCCGAAGTAAATATAGGCTGGTATATAACGATAAAAGAGGGAAAATTTGAATTACTAAACGCAAGACTAACCTGCAATAAGAATTTTTTAAACGATTTCCGACGAAAACTAAAATGGGGACTAAAAGTAACAAGTAGAGACGGAATAGACCCTTATAACGTAACAGATTTTGTAACAGATAGAATCGAGCTATTCTTTATGAATAAAGACGAAGTCGATTACGTAACAAACATAACGTATAGATATAATTCGGAGCTACTAATACATGCTTAAAGCGTTTCCTTGCTATCAAATAAAAGCACAAGGCGCAAACGGTAATATAACGACCGTAGAGTTGCCATTTACTAGCGAGATTTCAATACGCAGAGAAATACAAAGAGCTCCTGCGGAAGCGGACGTAACGATATATAATCTAAATATGAATAGCAGAGAAAATCTATACTTTGATAGATACAACTTCGCAGGCTACCGAACGTTCGAAATATATCTAGGATACGGAGGACAACTGACCCTCTGCTTCAAAGGTAACATAATGGAGTGCTACAGCGTAAGAAAGGGCGTAAACTTTGAGACGCATATAAACGCATGGGATGGCGGAGCATACTACGTTAGCGGTTGGAATTCGAGAACATATAACAACAGCTCCCCAACGGCACAAATAAAAGCATTACAAGGAGAGGTCGCAGAAAGTAAAGTCGAAATAGGTAAAGTTTCCACACTTGTCGAAGACGACGCTAACGAAATTTTAAGACCGCAGTGTTACTACGGACGAACGACAGACAATATACAGAATATAGTCGGAGACCAGTACGACACTTTCGTCGAGAACGAAAAGCTATACGTAATGAGAAAAGACGAAGCAAAGAACGGAGCAGTAACATTAATTAGCGCAGAAACAGGATTAATAGAAACACCACGCAAACAGGAATATACACTAGAAGTAACTATGATGCTCGAACCACGTCTACAGATTGGCCAACTAGCAGAACTAAAAAGCATAACAGCTCCAAGATTTAACGGCACATATAAAATTATCGGAGTTGACCATAATGCGACGATAAGTGAAAATGAAAGCAATCAGAACAAAACAAAAGTAGTACTACTATACAACGCTGGAGGATTTAAAAACTTTTAAATGAAAAACTACACAACGCCAGATTTAAACAGCCTACTACAAATACTAAAAAACGACGTTATGGCTTCGCTAAGAACTATGACAATTGGCCGAGTAATAGATTTCGACCACCAAAAAAGAACCATAACAGCAGAGATCTGTATTTATCCTACTTCAGTACAATTAAATCCCGAAATAAGTAACAGAGGGGAATTAGAATATCCGACCCTATACGAAGTGCCAGTATTAGACTGCGAATATTTCCAACCGCCCATTCATGCAGACGACTACTGCCTTCTTATTTTTGCAGAACGTAACATAGACAACTGGCTAGTGGAAGACGACGGATACTCAGAACCAAGAGACAAACGTATGCATTCAATAGCGGACGCTTTCGCTTGGTTTGGTATAGGTAACTATCTAAATTCTACATTTATAAAACCAGATGGCTATGAGCCACCTCACGATTTGCCAGAGATCTGCGATTGCCCTATTCCAAAATACGGATATCAACCCGACCTCGCAAGAGTAAGATACGATGTAGGGGAAATAAATCTAGGATACGAACCAGTAATGAACGGCGGAGTAACAATAGTCGCTAGAGATTATACAAACGTAAATATGTACGCAGAGGGCTCAGACGGCAATCCCTACGCAGGAAATATAAATTTATTTCCAACGAACAGTGTAAATATAAATAACGACCAAGTGCAAATTATAATTCACGGAGACAGCGACGACGTCTTAGACCCAGATAACATAACAAGCGGAGTCGACAATCCTCCAATCGATCCAAACGGCGGAGGTAAAATTACAATTTTTAATCAAAAATCGCATAAGACAATAACACAGGAAGATCCCGACGTTCCAGAACCTAACAACTGGTGGCTCGGTAAAGAAGTATATACAAGCGACATGTACAGAGCGATGGCACAGTGTAAGGCTTGCCTAAGCGAAGCATCAAAATTACTAGCAGGATTAGGAGCAGATACGCACGATTTAGATGGAGCAATAACAGAATTTAAGACAAGATATAAAAATCTATTCGCTCCTGCTGACCCAATGGCTGAGGAGGAGAACGTATGACAGATACAACAGTAAGAGCAATTTACGATCAAGATATACTAAAAGTAGTGGACGGAGTAACAATAGTGGACTGCGAAGCAGGAGACTGGATGTTCGGAATTGGAATACAAGCGTACAAAACAAAAGTACAAATGGTCGCACAAAGAATAGCGACACATATACGAAGCTGGTATAATGACTGCTTCTTTGACTACGAATTCGGAATAGCATGGCGGGAACTACTAGGCCATTACAACACGCAAAAACCAACAGCACTCGCCGTAAGAGGAATGATTAACAAGATACCAGAGGTAACTAAAATAAACGATTTAAGTTTAATTTTAGACGAAGACAGACGGCTGAGTTTATACTATTCTGTAGATACAATATACGGCGTCGTTGAACAAAAAGTAAATTTATTATTATAGGAGACAAAAGAGAATGCCTAACCAGATAACAGCAACAGGAATCGAAATAGAAAGCTTGGATGAAATAATAGAAAAAATAAAACAAGGATTTTATAATATCTACGGAGATGGCGTAACGTTTGAAAGCGACAGTCCAGACGGACAATTAATAAACATATTTGCGCAAGCAAAAAGAGATATACTGGAATACGCAGTGAATATATATAACAGTTTCGACCCAGATCAAGCTGTAGGAGTAACACTAAACGAAAGGTGCGCATATAACGGAGTAATAAGGAAGTCTGCTACATATACAATTATTCCGATTGCGGTAACTACAAAACCAAATACAGTCGTAACACTAACAGGACTAGACAAAGCACAAGTAGAAGCAAACGCATTTACAGTGTCCGATACAATAGGCAACTCTTTTTATTTGATAGAAACACGAACAATTGTAACAAGCGACACGGAACAAACTAATATATTAAGCTTCAGAGCAGTGAATCTGGGACACGTTGACGTCGCTATAAATACAGTAAAAGCGATTGTAACACCAATAACAGGCGTAAAGAGCGTAAACAATCCTTACGCAGAGATTATCATAGGAGAAGACGAAGAAAGCGACGAGGAACTAAGAACACGAAGAGCAAAAGCAGTCGGATATACAATAGCAGGATCAAGAGAAGTAATACAAGCAAGCCTAAGAGATTTAAAAGACGTTCACGAAGTAGAGGTATACGAAAATAAAGGAGCTACTACAGATGAGGACGGAATACCAAGCCATTCGATATGGGTAATAATTGACGGAGGAGACGATGATAAAATAGCATCTTGCATCTTCCTAAGACTAAACGACGGATGCGGAATGAAAGGAACAGAGGTGGTAAACGTAGAAACAGTGTACGGAAATAGCCAAGAGATCAGATTTGACAGACCAATCGACGAAGACCTTTATATTCGATTTGAAATACAAAAAGAATATACAAGCTATACATACGACCCAGAACAACTAATAGCAGACTTTGTCGACAAATATAAACTAGGAATAAATCAAATGGCTACTACTACGGATATTAACTACTATCTAAAAGAAGTGGACGCAAACCTAATTTATACGGATATCCAAGTAAGCAAAGACGGAAGCACGTGGAGCGACGCATACCAAGCTCCGACAACTAAACAGGAAAGGTTCGTTATTAACGGCGGATTAGACAATAATTACATCACGATCACAGAGCCTATATATTTAAAATTTACCTATACAGTAACAACTCCTCATGCTTTTGATATAGACGAAATAATACAAGATTTAATAGACGGACTAGTAATAAATAAAGGAGAAGCATTAAAAGTTAGCGATATAACATCTGAGTTAACTACAATTGATAGTCAACTAAGCTATTCGACTGTAGAGATTAGCGTCGATGGCGCAGTCTGGGTAAATACACAGATAAACGCACAATCTAGACAACATAGGTTAGTACTTTCTGCGGAACGTACAATAGCAACAGAGGCAATGTAAGATGAATAAAGACGAACTAATAAAATACTACCAAAATCTGCTTATAATCCAGTACCACAACAAGCCAAAAGCTAAGGCAGTAATAGGTTTACTAGTTGGAGAACTAATAGAAGCGTGGGAAATGCTAAACAAAGTACGAGACTGCTTTAACTTGGATGAAGCTATCGGAATACAGCTAGACATATTGGCCAAATACTACGGTATAGGTAGAAACTGGGCTGGTATTGATTTCGATAATAAATACTTTGATTTCCAATATACCGATGAGAACCATACAAGGCCAGACGATCCTGTTCCATATAGAGATGGATTAAGCTATCAAACTTTGACTAATAGGGGGGAGGGATACTATCAAACGTTACTAGGAAAAGCAAAAGCGAGCTATACGATGACAGATTACGAACTACGTAATTTTATAAAGCTACGAATGATCGCACTAGCTAACGAGAAAATAACGTACGAATATTTATACAACGAAATGTTCCGTCTCTTCGGATTACTAATAATACCGATAGCAAATGACGACATGACGCTAGAATATTATTTCGACCCGACGCTTTCACATTTGGCAGGCGTAGTAAACGTATATAAACACTTACTGCCCGCACCTGCAGGTGTAGGATTAAAAATATATAACACACTACCAAGCGACGAAAAGCTATTTACATTTAAAACCTTGACGATTAACGGAGGGAATAATTATAATAGATTTCAAATAGGCATGGGATCAAAGAATAGACCATACGTAGGAAAATGGAGGGTAAATCCTAATACAGTAATTAATTAATTGAAAGGGGAAAAAGGTGGCAAAATTAGATAGAAAAACGCAAAAAATACTAGGAGCAACAAGCCCTGCAAGCGAAATAACAGCATTCGGAAGCACAAGCGATGCGACGCCTACATTTACAAAAGACCCAGACGAGATCCAGACGGTAGCATTTGAAGAGGGATGGTTTGAAGAGACCGACAACGGAAACCAAAGACCATTCGCAGAGGATAGAAACGCCGTAGATTACCTAGTAACAAGACAACTAGCTTATATTTTACAAGCAGGAATTCCAGAGTGGGATGCGGGTACGGATTACCACTTAAACGGATTAGTACGACTAGCCA